TCTTCAGGGCGGTTGAACCAGTTAGATGAAACAGCAGAGTTGCCGATACCATGAGCAAAGGCGTTTGTTTGATAAGTTGCCATAACAAAATCTCCCGTAGTTATTGGCCGAGCAAAATTGCTCACTCGCGATATTCCTATAAAACGCAACGATGTGCAAGTAATTTTTTAAAAAATAAAAAGCCCCGACTAGCGGGGCTTAGTGGTTAGCGGCGACGTCGCCGTGGTTTCACTTTTCTTTTGGTTGCTTTCTCATAGGCTTCCTCACCATAAATAAGCTTGGCTATCCAAGACAATATGAACACTAATCATCCTCCCCTTTGGCGTAGTCCATGATAAAGCCGAGTTTCTCGCACAGTCCGATCACATCTGCCGGCAATTCATATACGCCGTCGTAGTCAACCAGAACGACGCCGTCAAACCACAGACCGCCGCTCCCCCCTTCATCACCTAACTCAGCATGTTCAAAACCAATCGGCGTCCCCTTTTCATCAAGGTATACCGTCCAGTCTTTCCGAGTTATGTAGCGATTCAAAAGCCCCTCATGGATTTGCATCAGATTCCTCCACTGCATAAGTGTCGCACCAACCGATGGCTTCAAAGATTTCATGGTCAGTCAGCGATGCGATTCGTTCAACAACAGCCAACCGGACTTGAGCCGGAGTGATATCACGGCCGTCTTCCTGATAAGAAATGATGGTGAAGGCGATGTCGTACATGTGGTTGTACGCTGTTTCAGTTTTCATAATCCACCTCCTGCACAATCGTTTCTAAGACTTCAATAAAGTCGTGTTCATCAGGGGACTGATCCTGAATCAGATTGCACGCTTGATCTTCAGAATCCGCTTGCACATAAAAGCGTGCTTCCACTTTCCAAACTTCCGCAATAACAAACTGTTTCATTTTAAGAATCTCCCGTCTTCTAAAAACCAGAACACGTTAGCTTCAAGAAATTCTGAAATTCCTTCATCAGAATAACGAAACTCCCCCGCATCGTGACAAACAGAAAGCAAAACACTTTCCAGTTCATCATGTTGAGCAGATTTGATAACGCAATAATCTGACCAAGTGCCAGTCAAAGGACAATCGTCAGCATTTAGGTTTTTCAGCAATGTTCGATCAAACGCCGATAGGCGAACAAATTCATCTCTATCCGGAAAACAAGAAAGAGAATAGTCAACGTGTCCATTGACGTGTTCGGCCAAAGCCTTGAGTGACGCTACAACATCGTCAATGTCTACATCAGCTAAGTCGTGCCAGTTATCGCGAACCCATTCAAAGACAGCCTCTTTGTTTGGATGCGAATCTATTGTGTAAGCCTTTACTGCTAATTCCATCACAGAAACTCCCAATGAATAGCCGAATCAATCACGTCCCAGTTGATGCCGTAATTAGCATCAAAGTCGTGACAGATTCTTTCCATGATTGATTCGATCTGATCCATAGTGAGATCAGAGTGACCCATCGCTTCCGCCCGTTCGCGGATATCGTCTGGGTACCAGAGGTCTTCAATGACTAGCGTGCCATTGCGTTTCACTAATTTACTCATCGCTAATTCCTCCCGTAGTTGTTAGCGAGTTTGCAGATTATGCGATTAACGGAAACAAATCAACCCCCAAAGGCTTTTCCAATCTACTGGAAACCCGCTACGGAATACCGGATCTACCTTGGTGATTCCCTCCATCTTCAGATCAAGCGCATCGGCACCCTTATAAAGCAAGATTTCTGGAGCGGAAGTTTTAGTTTGTCTCTTTATCAGAATCCATGTTGACGCATGGCTATGAGTATTTAGAAAGGCAACTTGATGTGGCCGCAAGTCCACGGTATTTCCCCGAGTAACTTTCAGTTCAATTAAGTGGAAGCGGCCTTGATCGTCACAAACAAGAAGGTCAGGTATCCCTGCGGTCAGCCAAGTTTCCAACCGCGTCAGGATTATCTTTTGATCAAGCTTCTTCGTCCCTTCTCGAATCTGCTTGTAGAAGTTGCTTTCCGTCGTATTCGTCTTCTTCTTCGTAGCTTCCTCCCACGGGAGTGACATCGACGATGCTTGACTCATAACTCTTTCTCATTTCATCCAGTGCTTTCATGACTTCTTCTTTGCTCATTTGATCAATGGAGCCATGTCTAATTTCTGATTTATTTACATAGATATCGCCATGTGCTTGGCCACGCCGATATTCCGCTTGGACTGCCGCAGAGTAAGCCCCATTCTGCAAAGCTTCATCTCGAATACGTTGAAGGTCTCGCAAATGCCGCTGAAAGTTCACGCCATATTTAGCGTCCAGTTCATCACGATATTCTTTGATCGCCGCCACAACGTGGGGACAATATTGAGGGTTAGTCATTTCATGCGCTCGAACATGTGCGCTTGCCGGTGGATAGCCGGCATTGATTGCGGCTTCCCGCATGGTGATCTGGCCGTCATTGCTGACCAGTTCTTTCACAAACAGTTCTTGCTTCCGCGTGAGCTTTCTTTGTCTCAACTTATCCAGTTCAGCCTTGTTCGCCACTGGATCTCTCTTAATTCTAGGCATTGCCCCTCCGAACAGTAAATAGTCGTATCAGAGTTAAAATATAGCCTTCTTTCTTATATAGAGCAAAATTCAAAAGAAATATTTTTTGCATCTCCCCCCGCCTAACGCACTTTTGATTTATTGATTTCTTGGTTACATATTTGTAGTTACATGGTGTAACAGTTTATGTAACCACTGAAAGTCTTGCTATATAAGGGATAGAGCGGTTCGGTTACACGGTTACACCGGTTACGGCTATTTTTTCAAAAAAATATTTTTCTAATTTCTGAGCCGTATAAGTAACGTGTATTTTTTGTAACCAAAAACAAGAAAGCCCCGTGAGCCGTGGACTCCGGAGCTTTCCCCTTTGTTACACAATCTGTAAAAGTTACGCCGCTTTCTGTGATTCCTCACTTTTGACCGATTTTTCCCGATCCATCTGCCGTTCCATTTTTTTCTTTAAAGAGGCGGCTTGATCTTTTTCCCATCGCAGATAACGGTCTTGATCTGAGCAGGTGACCGCTTCCCACGCATCGTGGTTCTTGGCCAGTTCATCTTCGATCATGGGGTTTTTGTTGTAGGACTTCATACCCATTTCGAGTTCCATTTTGTAGAGATTGGCTTCAGCGAGCCAGTCGAGGGCGGCCTCGTGGTCGCCTTTCATTCCATATTCTTCGGAAACAAATTTGCAGAAGTCGTAGCAAGATTGCCCTGTTAAGAGACCCTCATGGTCTCGATTTAGGATAGGTCGTTTTTCCATTCTTCGCCCCGTAGTTGTTTTGGTTAATTATACTGGATTTCAAAGCAGACTGGAGTCGAAATTGAGTTCGATTCGGTCGCTGATTGTTGGATCGACGCGCTCGATGGGGAAGTGTTCCCCATCGGCGAGGTCATGAACATGCACCGGCAGATCGTCTGGCAGAGTCTCCAATTCTGCGATCAGTTCCTTAACCGTCATCTTCGTCCTCCTTATCTTCTTCGACTTCAAAGAAAGCACAGGCATCGGCGTGAGGCCACGGAGTTATCATGGCCAGTTCTTTTGCCTGTTCCTCATTTTCTGCCTCAACGACAAAGCTTGGATAATAAGTCGTGACCCGAACGCGGTATTGCTTTTTCATTTCACAACCCCCTTCAGTTCGTTGACGTAATCCCGCATGTCGTCTAAGTATTTAGACAATTCTGCGTCTGATTCAAAACAAGGCGTACCGTCGGTGTCCATGTTGAAGCTTTCAACGTCCTGCATGGACGCTTGGTACTGCATGTCTTTCAACGACGCTTCGACATAATACAAGGCGAGGCTTAACAAACGCTGTGTTTCTTTTTCCATTACCGTATCTCCCGAGGGTTGAATTCTGCTTTGAGTTTCTGCAAGGCTGTTGTTAGACGGACGATATCGTCGAGCGTTAGTGGGTGGTAGCCGTGGAATACCCCATCAACCAACGATTCATGCACCTGATCCAACACTTTCATCGTTTCATCAATCGCTTCGACGCACGTTTTTGGTAGCCGTGTTTCGCGAATCGACTTCACTCGCTTGTTATGCTTTGCCGCCGCTTCGTTATAAGTTTCGATCCATTCATTCTTGTTCATTTCGGTTCTCCCGTTCAGTTGAGATTCGGACATTAGTCGTTTATCGCATACATGTCAACACCCAAGACGAAAAAAAACCCCGAAAGTCATAGGGAACTAACGGGGCTTTGGAGTCAACTACGGGAATAGTTGTGCAAACTATATCGCTTTATG